TAATATCTTCGCCTTTTGTTTATTCGCGAATATCTGAGCGCCAGTTTTTAAAACTGTAGGTAGAAGTGAGAGTAATGGTCCCATTGATTATTTTATGATTGCTATGATAACAACAGCAACAACAAGTCCTGCTGCTACTTTCCATTTAACAGGCGTGTCAGCCCATTTGTTTTTTATAAGTTCGATCATGATGACCTCCTTTTTTTCTTTTTTGCACCTGCTTCGCTAAGTGCGATAGCAATAGCTTGTTTCTTGTTTACCACTTTTTTCTTAGATTTACCAGATTTAAGTTTTCCTGATTTATATTCACGCATTACCTTACTGATTTTAGCGTCTTTTTTCACTTATTGAATTTTTTTATTGAAAATTGTGTTGTAGTTTTCACTTACAAAAGGAGCAAATTGATTGTCGTCTGTAGAAAATATACTACCTAAGCTAGGATATGTGTCAGGATTAAATAAATTAAAAGTATTTGTATCTTGCATATTGCTAAAGGCACCCATTTCTGATGCTGGTAGATCACCTGAACCTGTATCTGGATACATATCCGCGAAATAACCAGAGAAAGGCAAAGTGTCTGTAAGTGCTTGTCCCGTTTGTTGACTAGTAGTGTTAACACCCATTGCATCATTCATTAGGTTTACTATGCTGTCTGGATTTGTAAGTTGTTCGGCAGCAATACTATTTATACCTTTTTCTGGATTAACCATAATATCTCTGCCCACTTGATCAGGATCTAAACCGACGTTTAAATCAGGATCATAGATATCAGGATTTATTTTAAAATTATCTTGAATATCTACTGGTGGTGTTCCTCCGGTAAATTGATAGTCTTCAGTTCTTCCCATAAAAGGTGAAGGTGCAACTTGTTCTGCAGCTTGGTTAAATAACCTGTCATAAATTGCAGGGTTTGTCATACCCTCTAAGTCTTCGTCAGAATACGGATTAAATCTGTCGTACTCAGAAAACCTTGGATCAATATTATATGGATTAATTGCATTCATTTTAACAGGATCCATTTTAAACAGGCTACGAACAATATTTTGCACAGGAGATAACATTCCAATACCTTTAGCTAAATTACCAAGTCGTTGTGTGTCTCTTTTAAATTCAGGGTTTGTAAATTGATATTTTGCTGAATCTAAAAAACCCATGTTTTGAGTTGGATTAAAACCAAACAATTGATTAGCGGCTGCTTGTTCATTTAAATTTGCAAAATTACCAGAGTCAATCATTCTTCCAAGTTGACTAATATCTCTAGACCCTAAAGTGCCTTGAATGTTATCTTGCATTCCCCCAGGAGTAACGTTGTACTCACCTGTATTTCTTACCCTGCCATACTCATCAGTTGTAAGTCCTGATCTTCCTAACGGATCAGCTAATTGATTGAGACTAGGGTTTCTGCCTAAAGTTGAATTTCTAAAATTAGCTTTTTCTATGGCTCCTCTTAAACCTCCACTGTACTTACTAGTGTCTGCAAGACCTCGACCTAAACTTCTACCAAAAGGAGTAGAACGAACTTCTTTAGCCTCGTTTGCTTGAATTGCGTCCTGTTGTTTTTGAACCTGCTTATTGGCTTTATCTGCTTTATTTGCACCTGCGTTTTTACTACCCATATTAGTCTCTAAAGTACTGCATTAATTCTCTGAGTTTGTCACGCTTTGCCATTTCTTGTTCTTCAGCCATAGACTCTAAAAGAGAAATAGGTATTCCTTCATCGTTGTCGGACATTTGTGCACCCATCATTTCACTAAACAATTCTCTTGTTAAAGGATCATCATTAACTTCTACGTTCTGACGTAAAGGCGCCATCATTTGTGAAACACCCTGTGGTCCTGTTCCCATGTTATAATTTACACGGCCACCGTCGTTAAACATTGGTAACACACTTGTTCCTGCTCCTGTTCCTGTTGGTGTTTTAAAATAGTCACTTAAAGCATCCATCATACCTGCACCAAAACCGCCTGCACCAGCAGCTTTTGCTCCTCTTATTCCTCTTAAAGCTCCAAGTCCTGCTCTAGCTCCCAAACCTGCCATACCTAAACCTGGAATAGCAAGACTAGCTGCTAAAGCCATGTCAGTAGGACTCATGTCATTCATAAAATTAGAAACAGAATCTTTTTTTACTCCATCAAAAATAGGATCAAAAAGATCACCAATAGAGTAAGTATCTTCGTCTTCTTTTATTCTTTCAGCCTTTTCTTCTGCTTTTAATTGTTTTTGATATTCGCGATCTTCTTCGCGTTTCATTTTTTCAAACTCATAGTCTGCTAAACGGTCTTCTTTTCTTTTCTTATCTTCCTTGTCACCCATAAAGTAACTACCACCAAGTCCACCCATGACTCCTAATAATCCCATTAATTCTTCTTGTGTCATTAAAATTCCCCTTGCTTAATTGTCGCTTGCATATTCTTTATACCATCTTTTGCTAGTGAAACGCTAGCCCTAAGTTTCTGATGGTCATCATTTTGTTCCATTTTGTCCTCTGCAAGCTCTCTGTTTTGTAACATCTTAGCTCTTTCAAGATTTATTTTGTCTTCTGTCTCTTCTTCTTTGCGTTGATTGTCTCTAGCTTTTAGGTCTAGTTCTCTATCTTTAAGCTTCAATAATGGATCGTTTTCAATAGTATTTAGTACTTCTTTTTCAGCCACTGCATACTCAGACATAAACTCAGAGATCAAAACAGCTTTTCTAGCTTCCATTTTCTGTGTTTCTTCTTGCATAGTTTTCTGTATTTCCATCATTTGTGGATTTTGTTGCATTTGTTGCATAGCTTGTGGGTCTTGTTGCATTTGTTGCTGTAATTGCTGTAACTGTTGTTGCAACATCTGCATTTTTTGTATTTCTTCTGCAAATTCCATCTCAACTTGCTCTTGTGACATCAATTGTATGTGTTGCATGCAGTTTGTTTGCAATGCGGTGAGTGCAGCAGGGTTATTTCTAACCACAAGTGTACCCATAAACTGTAAATGCGACTTCATGTGTGCTTGATGGTCTTGTTTTGGGAATGCTTGGAACTTTTTACCACCTAAAGCCATAATATTCTCCGTTGCAGGGTCTAAAGGTTGAGGTGGAGTTGGCGGTGGCAGTAAAGTATCAATATCTTTGACCCCTAATGCCTCATACATGTGTCTGTATGCATGATAGATGTTGTGCATTTTAGGATTTGATTGTGCTAATTGTAATTCTGATTGTGCAATACTAATTCTTTGCGTTTGTGAAAAGATGTTAGGGTCTGCTATTGGTATAATGTCAACTTTTTTATCAAAATCAGCTGAAAAAATCTCACGTCTGCCACCCACAATGTCGTATGGATATGCTGGTGGTAGATATGTTACAAAACAATCTGCCAATAACATAAATTCATTCTTCATTGATGCGTATAAACGTTTGTGTATCGCTGACATAACCCGCGATCCGCGCTCCAAGAGCGCAACTGTAGTACCCACGGCTGCCGATTGATTACCATCACCCACTTGCATATCAGCAATGCTCGCGAACCGCTGACTGGATTGTACNACTGTACTTAGTAGTGACAATAATGTTTGGTTAGGACCGTTAAATGGTAACGGCATAAATGCATCTTTTAGGTTTCCACCAGGTGCATCTACGTCACGGAACTCGCCCGGCTGCAACGGTTGAGCTTCGTCTCTGACGCGGATGCCTCGCATTTTGAATCCGGCCGGTAGATTTGACAAGGTGCCGGCGTCTAAGAGTTGTCTTAGCGCAGCTGTGGCAGTCCTAGATAGACCACCTATCATGTGGATTAGGCCGAACCCGTAAAATCCGAGTCCTGGTAGGAATTTAAAATGAACAAAATATTCTTTACGTCTTTTTGACGGATTGTTTTGTTCAAAATTTCTTTTAACTGCAAGAACAGTACTTGTCTCTTCGTCAATCGTTACAATGTACGGAAGTTTTAGTCCTGTTGGTTCTCCAGTCTGTGGGTTCATATCTTCAAACCCTTCGATGTCTAAATTAAGGTGACACTCTAACAACGTGTGTACTTCTTCACTGTTGCCTCTTGATGTTCCTTGTATTTTATCTTTTGTGTTTTTTACATCACCAATGTCTGACAGTGAACCATCGCCAACGTCAACATCTTTATAAAAACCTGCTAACTGTTGTCTACGCAATTCGTTAGCTGACATTTTAATTGTGTGAATAATAACTTCTGCATCTTCTAGTGAAGTTGCGTTGTATGGTACAACTAAATCTTCTGCTGGTACAAACTTAGATACACAACGTCCAAGAGACGCATCGTAATAAATCTTTTTAAATGTAGAACCTGACAATGGTAAGTTAAATAACATTTGATCAAACTCTGGCTCATACTCTTTCATCTCGCACATGATTTGATAGTTCATGTAATCTTTAACTCTGTCTGCTTGTCTTTGCCTATCAGAGTTTATTATGCCTACAACTTTTGTTCTTACAGGTCCGTCCGCAGGCAATAGTTCTTTGTAAGCTAGTGATTGGAATTGTGTAACCGCTTCTGCAAGTACAGGGTGTGTCGCGCCACTTGCACCTTGGAATGGTTCTGATCTGTTTTCGTATTTAAAACCTAATAGGTCTAACCCTTTTGTATATGTGTCTTCCCAATCTGATCTTGAGCTTTTGTACTCGTCATAATTTTCTTCTAAGTCAGATGCAATTTCACTTAATAAATCTTCGTCTAAAAAGTCGGCTAGGTTAGCATCGTGCTCTTGACCGCCGGCCATGGCTTGTGCAGCAGGATCAAAGTTTATTTCTGCTCCACCGTCTTCAGTCATTTCTACATCAACGTCACCACCTTCTTGGAATTCTTGTGGTTGTTCTGCCATTAGTTCTACTTCTTCGTCGTAGACTGTTTGTGGAACTTTGAGTTGATTTTCTAGTGCTTTATCTATAGCCATTATTTTCTCCTAAATAAACTTCCCATGCCGTCTGACGCTGGGCCTTTTAATGGCGGTACTGTACCACCGTTTGCTTTTTTTGTCTTTGGTTTAAATGGTATCACGTTTTCACCAGATGCTCTGTCTAATGCATCAAGTAAATCTTCTGCTTTCGTTACTTTTATCTGACCTTTATCGATGCCTCTTCTAATGTCATCAACAAACGCAGTTTCGTTTGGAAACTTATATTCATCAAATAAATATGATCTAAAGTTTTGATAATCACCACCATCAACCTCATAGTTTTTCATAGATTCTTCTATTTTAGTTATCATCTTACTTCTTGTTGCTTGAGGTAACATACTATAACGTTTTCCGGATACAATGTCTTCGTACAGATCAAATAACTCTGCTTCAGGGTTACCCCCTCTACCTTTATCTATTTTATATAACTCTACATCAAATTGTTTTTTCATTCCTTTTTGTAATTCATCCATACCAGTCATTTTAACATTTTGTTTGTACGTTTGTTTTGCACCAAATGGTTTTACACCACGGTTTGCAAGCTTAGCGGCTTCCATAATACCTTTACCGATTAAACTACCACCTGCAAACATACCGACACGTCCGCCTTGGTTAAAGTCACCTTCACCTTGTTTAAATAACATTTCAAGCATGTCATCAGGTAGTTCTTCACCTGTATTATAAAAATGATCAGCTCTTATTTTTTCTTTGTCAATTAATTTAAAGAACACAGCTTTTTGTTCGTTATTGTATCGTGGTGAGTCCTGCACCATTTGTTCTAGTTCACGAATTGTCATTGTGTCTAGTGGTGTAGCTTTTGTACCATCTGCTCTGTCTTTAAGTATTCTCTCAAGATCTGTGCGCGGATCTCTGATCACGTTTTTAGCTTGTTGCATGTCAGCTGTTTTAGCTGGGTCCATACCCATGTTTGCTTTTGGTCTCATTAGCAATAATTCTTTTATGTCTTGCTTTAGTTTTGGGTCTAATAAAGATTTTAGAACTTTACTAGATATTCCTCCAGCCATCATTCCAACACGTCCACCATCTGCTTGTTTAGTTCTAGACAATTTAATTTTTTTAATCATTCGATCTAGTGCTGCAGTTGGTTCAAAGCCGTCGTCTATTTCACGCATAAACATATCAACTGCTTCGTTCTTTAGTTTTTGTTCGTCAAGTAAGAACGTAGACTCAGTCAACATATTTTTTGACTGTGCTTCAATGTCTTGCATTGTTTTTAAAATTCTATCTGATTCGTTTTTGACTGCTTCTGTTCCAACAATACCTTCTTTTTGTTTTGGAAAGAATTGCATCTCTCTCATCATTTTTTTGCCGCGTGCAGAATTTGGATTTATAACTTGTGGGTCTTTACCAATCAATCTTTGTAATTCTTCTAGCACATCGTCTTCCGTGCTTTCNCCTAATACTGATTTTCTATACCCNGTATATTTTGGNTCAGCCATCATAGACTGTTTAACTTGAGCTTCAAATAATTGTTTGTCTGTTGCAAGTGGATTTTTAGGAGCGCCTTTTAATAGAGTTGATACTTCNCCAAAGTTCTGACTTGCTGGATCAAAGTACTTACCTCGGTCTTTAAATAAAGAACCAAGTCCTTCTAGAACTTTTTTCAATAATTCTTTTTTCATTAATAGTACGTCCTTTGTTGTTGTGGTAAAGGCTCATCTTCGTAATCGTCGGGATGTTCTACAAAACCACCTTGTCTAAATCTCATTACTGCTTGAGTCATGCTATCCACTAAGTCATCGTGCTCGCCTAGCGGGAATGCAGCGCATTCCTCAATTACCTCTTCTGCCCATTTTTTGTCTGGTGCCCAAATCATACCAGATTCAAATAAAGGTGCAACCGAGTTTATTCTTGTATGTTTATCATTTCCCTTGCTAGGTGTAAAGTTAATAACTGGTATGCCAAGTTTGCGTAATTCATATGTTAAAGGTAGTCCTGATGCTTTTGCTTCTATTATCACTGTTTCTGGCTTCCAATAGTCATATTGTTCTTTTGCAACTTTACGTAGTTCTGGGAACTCATATCTGTCCTTTATCATATCAATCAGCATTAACATCGGTCCGCTATCCTCGTCTTTTTGGAACACGCCCCATGTAGTAATAGCGCTATAGTCAGCAGTTTCTTTTTTCATAAACGCTGTATCATAACTCTGTATAACATGCATTAATGGAGGTAAATCGTCTTTTTCCCACACATTCCACCACTCACGTTTTATAATACTGCCTTCTGCTGCTGTCGGATTTTGTTGGTATTGTGCGTTCCATTTTAATATACTTACGGATGCTTTCACCGCTTCTAACTCTTCTAACTTCCAATATCCCGGCCA